GCCTGAGCACTGGCGTTTCGCTCAAGTTCGAGAGCGCGCCATTGCGCCTGGTTTACCGCGAGGTTACCGGTCTTCTCGCCGATAGACTTGGAGAATACAAACATTCAGTGCTCCTTATTTGAACACAACGCGAATCAGATCGCCCGCCACCGCAGTGACTGCTTTATCTTCTTCGACATAAGCGAATACGGCGGCATCATCTACAACCGCAGTGATCTGACCGTTGGCTACTGCAACCGGCTGGCCTTTGGTGTAAGTGCCCGCGGCTGCTCGCACATTTAGGAACATGCCAGGCAGCGGATGAATACCAACAACCAATTCATTGGTTGGGATTGCGTCATCAACACTCAGGCAGCGCAGGTAGTCTTTGTTTGCCACATACTTGATGGCGGATTCTGCCCCGACCACAGAGGCCGTGAACTTGTCAGCAGTACTGAAGAAGCCAACTGTACCAGGAAGAGTCGATGCAGCCGCCCCTCCTTCACGGTTAAGCAGCGGATTAGGGAACACGCCGCCGGCGTGGATAATATGCTTTCCGACTTTAGCCATTTTTTACTCCGGCATTTCGCTGACTGATTGGGTGTTGGTTGCCTGATGGCGGAATGCACCGTTCAGGCCGAAAGATGTCTGGCACTTGGCGTACATGGCGTCGAGCGCCTTACCGTCCAGATCCGCGACTTCGTCGTCGCTCATGTTCATCGCCAGCTTCACAGCCGCGCGCTTTTCGCCTTTCTCTTTGTCGGCGTTAGCGTTCAGGCTGTTGAAAACGACGTCCACGCGATCGGCGAGTGTTTTCGCCCACGCTGGCATCTCTTCGTTATTGGTGGCCTGCTCTTTTTTCTTGGGCTTGCCGGTTTCAGGGTCGATTTCTTCATCGCCTTTTTTCTTGGCGGTGGCTTCTTCGGCCTTCATCTGGTTGTATGCGTCCATCAGCTCGGCATCGGACTTGCCTTCAGTCGGCTTACCAGCGGCTTGTAGCGCATTGATAATCAGTTCTTTCATCGGATCGTTCTCTCCGTTGGTTTTAATCTCGTACTCAGGTTGTTTGCGCACGACTTCTACAGGTTCGCCGACGAATTGGGCCTTGCCGTCATCGTCGATGATGTACTTCTGTTTGAAATAACGGGAATCATCCCGGTATACGAAGGTGTCAGGCCATACCGACTCTGGCCAAAGCCAGTTGTCATCAGATCGACCATCTCGCAGCTTTTCACTGATTGCGCGCTGAATGTCGTCGAAGGAAAAGCTGGAGGCGTTGGTGAAGAAAAATTTGGTTTTGTTAATCAGACCGTCGCGAGTGCAGTCGATACCATCAGCCAGGCGGGCAACTTCGATCTGCTGCTCATTGCCTTCAGAGTTAACGAAGATGCCAACGCCCTCCTCCGGCGTTCCGGCACCTGGCTCATCAAGCAGCACAGCCACATGGTCAAACATCATGTTTGTGGCGATCTCGTTGTACTTCTTGCCCTTCGATTCGCCGTTGGCGGCGATTCCGGAATACAGGAGACCGGTTGAGATGTGGATCGGGTCGGAGTTGGTGCCAGCCAGCATCTCATCCAGGCGGCTGATCAGGCGCTTGCCCTTGTCGCTCGACTCGGCGTACTGGCGGTTAACGTACATGTCGCCCATCACCTTCCCGTCTTTGTGGCTGACGTTCTGTAGCCAGGCGCCGACGTGGTACTCGTTTACCGCCCGGACATCGCGCGCCGAAACATGCTTGCCGTCCACTTTCGGGTGGCCCAGCGGCATCGGGTTACGCTCGAGCGTGTTGTAGGCCTTTTCGATTTCTGCTGCCGGGTACAACTTCCGGTTCATCACGATATCGTCCACGACAGGCGTTATGCCGCGAACCACGATATGTGGCTTGCCGTCGATGGTTTCAGTGGTGATGTTTGAAGCGGAGTTGACGACGGTCAGCACGTTAACGCGGTTGCGTTTCATGCTGGGTCCTCATTGGTGGATTTCAGGCAATAAAAAAGGCCGCCTTGGCGACCTATAATTTACTTTATTTCAATAAAACCTGGCGGATGTGGGAGTGAATCAAGGGTATCGGCATGAATGAATGATGGCGTTGGTGATGTAATGGCAGGCTCACCATGTCCACCGCCTGATGTTTCGTTATTCATGACAACCAAGATTTCACCATCGTCGCTTTTCGCTCTGAAGTTTTTAGTGATTTCTACAACATCACCATCTTCATTTACCCACTCGCCAATCGGCCAGTAGACGCTGCGCCACTTAACCTTCATGCCGGACTCTGGAGCAACTGCCATTGCGATAACCTCAATGAGAAAACTGCGAATAAATATACATCACGCAGCCTCCTTAGCGGTCCACTGTTTGCGTTCTTTCGCTAACTTCTCAGCCAGCCCTTCATTGAATATGCTGCCGTCTTCGTTGAGTAGCACCGGTATCTGGCTGCAATAGCAGTTGTATCGATTGCCATTCTCAGCGTAGAAGTCCCGCACCTCTTCTGTGGTGTAGACCTTGCCGTGACGGCTGGCGTGCCAGGTGCGCGTCGTCGGCTTGAGCGCTGACAGCCACAGCATGCCGGTATTCAGCCCCAGCCTGTCGGCTGCCCAGTCCGTTTCGTTCCATTGTGCCTGTCGCAGCGCGCCGACCTGCTCGGTCTGAGCGATGTTTTTCGCTTTCGACATGGACACATCGAGGCGCTTACTGATTACGCTGGCCGTCTCGCGAGGATTCACGCCGCGCGCTACCGCATCGGTGATGATGTTTGTCAGGTCGCCGCGGGCGGTGTCGCTGATGACCTTCCAGTCACTGAACGTTGTCAGCCTGGCCGCCGATATCTGGTTCAGATAACCGGGGCTGCTTAAAAGCTGCTGTAGCGTCGTCTGGCTGGAGTATACCTGCGACTGAACCGACAGGTTGGTGAAGGCGTTTAGCGTGCCGCGGTCATATTCCGCAATGACGTAGTCCATCGCCCACAGGTTCTGACTGCCGCCTTCAAGAAGCTCATCATCCAGAATCGACTGCACCACCTGGAGCAGGTCGGCCAGTTCAGCAGCTGTCATGTCATAGACGAACTTACCGGCATTGACTTGATACAGCGAAGGTTCTGCGCCCTCGTTGTTGCACATCATCCAGGACTGCTGTGCGTTCGCCTCACGTTGCTGCCCAGTCAGCCGCAGCTCAAACAGAGCCTTAAGCCTGCGCTTAATGTTCAGATACCGATCTTCGATAACGTTGAACATCCGACTGACCTGCCGCGATGATTGCGTCGGGTCAGCTTTATTGCGCGGTACGATTGGCGTCCCGATTCTGGTTTGCGCTGTCATCATCATCTGTCAGCGGATCCTTATCGGTTTGCTTTTTATCAGGGTTAGGTGGCTGAACGACCTTGCGAGGCTCCAGTTCACCAACTGCGCGAATTTCGTTTTCATCCACCGCCGGTGTGCCGTATGCCTGCTGGGTATCCTTCGCCACGACAGCCATTGCCTGCATGTTGGCTATCTTCTCTTTTTCGCTCGGCGCGAGCAGATCAGACCATGCCAACGTGACCTCTCCGGATGATGGCGGTTCAATAACACCAACGGTCCAGAAGCGCTCAAGCACGCTCTCAATCACCGTTGACTGGAATCCCCAGCGGCGGCCGTTACAGCGCTTCGCCCAGTCTGTTTTGTCCTCATCGGAGGCAAGTCGACCCGTCTGCTGACCGAACAGAATGGTGAACGGGCATTGAATCGAAGATGCAAATTCGTTGGCGGCCACTGTCCATGTAGGAGATGGATCGGCTGCTGCTACGGAAAGCACCGACGGCGTGCCAGCCTGCATTACCAGGGCGGCATCAGTGCCACGGTTCATCTTGGCAACTTTGTCGTTAAGCGCCTCGCCAAGGTCTTTGTAGCCAGCGTCCGTGGCTTGCTTTGATAGATTCGCTATGCCAGTTTCTTTATCAAAAGCTATCGCAAGTTGGCGACTGGCATTCTTCAGGAAACCTTCGGCACTACCACCAGATACCTTTTCGAGGTCGAGAAGTTTGTTGTAACCAGCGCGCAGGAAAGGCACGCCAGAGAGCATGTTCTCGTCTTCTGAGCCTTCGCAGAGAATGATGATTCTCTCTGGGTGCACGGTAACGCCGCGCACCAGGCCATACGTGCCATCATCACCAACTGGCTGCTCGTTGAAGTTGTACGAGACTGGCTGGCCGTACGTTTCTGAAAGCGTGTCGGTATCGAAGTTGCCTGGCTTGATCTGCGATTCCCACGCGGGGATTAGCTTAACGATAGGTCCGCTACCGATATTTCGCAGGGATTTAACCTTCGCCCGATCTACCGGCTCATGCCATTCCCTGCCGTCGCGGAACTGAATGAGCAATGCCGAGTACCGGCCAACAAGATTGCGGCGATCCGCATCCTTAATTTTCGGCCAGTGTTTCTTCAGCAGCTTAGTGACTGACTTCTCCCAGTCCGTTGTCTCAGTTGACTCCTTACCGCCGTCGCCGTCGATGATCGTCGGGTTATCAACCCAGCACGAATCAAGAAGCTTATGAACGGCGGCAAACGCCACCGCGTTGCGCTCGTATGCCCGGTAGTAGCGGTCGAACTCGAGACTGTTTGGATAGCCGAACTCATCCCACAACTTCGTGCGCTTGGTGTTTCCCGGCTGGCCCGCGTACAGCATGCGCTGCCGCCCGATAGCTTCAGCAAGGGCATTAACGAGGAACTGTTCCCCGGTGCTTAATTCACTCACTGATGAGCTCCTTAGAAGAATACTGCGCCGACCTGCTTCGGCGAATGCAGTACGCGATAACGTGTTCCATCCCAGTCGTGGTCTTCTTGCTGAGTGTCGACGTCATCAGGGTTTTTATCGTCACGAACGAGCACCGGGATGCGGCTTATCCAGCCACGGCAGTAGTCAAAAACGTAGAATGCTGGCTTCTCAGGCATGCCTGATTCCAGCTTCACGCCTTCAATCACCGCTTCGAGCATGTCCGCAAAAAGAGATGCGCCATTGATACGGGAGCCAGGCTTCTTATTAGCTGGCAACCAGGTAACGCCCTGCGCTTCCATCTTCTGGGCTATCGATAACTCGTTATCGCCGGTGTTGAATATCGCCCCGTCAGCTGGTCCGGGGATCACTTCGCTACAGATGCCCGGCATAATGTGAAGCTGGCCCTGCGTGACACCGTCGATTTGAATCTCTTCCGGCTCGTCGGCTTCTTCGCCCACCAGCCGCTTGTCAATCCACGCCACGCCTTTCGCGACGTTGGTGGATGACATATTCAGGCCTTTGTTCAGCTCATCAGGCGGGCAGCCATACCATTCTCCGATCAGGATTAA